GGGCAGACTCACCTGTTACCGTTAACTTTTTCATCGTCCGCCCTCCTGCTCACCGCGTTGTCCCGCAAGATCGCCACCGTGCGGTCCGCTTCAAACCCCAGCCGCACCTGGCCATTGGGCCATAGCTCCAGCACCTTGACGGTGACTAGCGGTACGCCGTCCACGCTGCAGGTGACGGACTCCCCCACCTTGCGGGTTAGTAATAACATGTTGGGTAGCGCTCCTTTTACAAACCTATAAGTCTTTTATATCCCAGCTCATCAGCGTATTCACCAGTTCGCCCTTCGCCGCAAAGTTTTCCAGCAGTTTTTTATCCAACGGCGCGTCGTGCGCCTGCAAGTCTGCTATCCGCACCGTGCCCATTTGGCCCAGCCGGTGCGCGCGGCGCTCACTCTGCTCTCTCTTAATCCAACGCCAGCCATTGCTGTAGTAGACCAACGTGCGGGCCACCTGCAGGTTTTGCCCCGTGCCCATTGTATGCGGGTGGGCGACCAGCACCCGGTGCTCGTCCATAGGGTTCTTAAACTGCTCAATCACCTCCGCCCGCCGTGCACCGGTGACGCCGCCGTGGATCAGCAGCGCGGGGATCTGCGCCCGTTCCAGCACCGTGGCCAACGCGGCGAGCTCCGGCCGGAACTGTGCCCAAATAATAACCTTGCCCTCTCCCGCCAGGCACTGCTGCACATAGCCCAGGGTGGCCTGCATGCGGGGGATGTCCCCCGCATCGCCTTCCGTGCAGCGCACCGTTTTCGCGTCGTCCGTGATGAACCCACCCAGGCACTGCTGCAGTCGCAGGTTCACCACCAGCTTAATGACGGCGGACACCTTGTTGGGCTTGGACTGGATAAGGTCCAGTAATTCCTCCTCATCCAGCAACGCTAAGTCCTGGAGCGCGATGGGCTGCCCGGCCTCAGCCGCCTGTAGCATCGCCATACCGGTGTCTTTTATCTCCTGGTACAACGCCGCCTGCGCCTCACTCAAGTGCGTGGGCACAATGCAGTGCAGTTTTTCCGGTAAATTAGAGCACTCGCTCAGCTTCTTCCGGTAGCAAAACGGCTCAATCCGCGCATACAGCTCCTCCAACCGCTGGTACTCCTGCAGCGTTTCATACTCCACCAGCTTTTTAACCTTGCCCCCCGTGCGGCGGTCAAACACCGCCATCTGCACGTGCTCCTTGGTGAACACGCCGTAGTGGTGCTTGAAGGCGAGGAAGGAGGTGAAGCCCAGGATGCGTTCGTCCAGGAAGGCGAACTGCGCGTACAGGTCAAACGGCTGCTCAAACGGCGTCCCGGTTAGGATGCGGCGCACCACGGCCAGGGGACCCAGGTCCCGCACCGCGCGGGTGCGCAAGGACTTGGGGATGCGGAACTCGTGGGACTCATCCAGCACGAAGAACGTTTTGTGGGCCTTTAAAAAGGCGCGGGCGATGGCGCGGGAGCGCTTAAAGGAAAACGCTTCATGGTTCATCGCCAGCACGTGCAGGCGCTGGGGCAAGGGTTTACTGGCTAACTCTCGCGCTAAGCGCTCCGTCCGCGCAGACCGCGGGTTCCACACCACGGCCCGCAGGGGGATGTCAGCGGGCAAGTACAATGGTATTTGCTCCTCCACCCATTGCTCGGCCACGTCGTTGGGGGCGGCGATCAGCAGCGCGCCCACCACCCCGCGGCGGTACAGCCAGGCCGTGTTGTCTATTATGATGCGGGTCTTGGCCGTCCCCGCTTCCATCAGCAAGGCAAAGGAAAATTTATTGCCGCCCTTGCGCAGCGCGTCCCATTGGTGAGGGAACGGTGGCGGCGCGGCGGTGCGCGGTTGGTAATCGTCGACGGAAGTAACGGTCATGTATCCTTGTCCTTTGGGCGGCGCCGGTGGGCGCGCGCCGGGGGCTACTATAACGGCTTCGCGGCGGCGCGCAAGGCCCTTTTAACGTGGCTTTAGCGGTAGCTTGGCGGCATAGGGTTTGGCATAGGACTTAACTTATTGCAACCCTATACATTAAGATTTCATTAAGTTTTCGTAATGATTGCGGGTGGGCGGCCGGTTCTGACGGGGGGAAACCAGGGCTTTAGCTAGGCCGTAAAATAGCCTAATAAGAACCGTTCTTATTTAGTTTTCGCAAAAAGTCCTATAACCCGCGAAATCCTACGCCAAATCCTATGCGAGTTTTGCTTTATTATTAGGGGTATTTTCACCATTTTCATGTTTTATAGGTTTATAGGACCGGAGAAGCCACCCGACTACATTTCGTTGAAAATGGTTTTTTCTTACGCGTTATGAGGCGATGGACCTATGCGCCGGCTTGTAGTAAGGTCCGTGCCGTTTTGTGGAAGGAGGGCGCTTGGAAAAGCAATTTGCACGGGGCGACGGCAGGGACACCCTAGCTCCCATTAACGGCGCGGGAGCTGTGGCGGTAGTGCCGGTGGACCCGGCGGCGACAGAAACCTTCCTCCTGGGGAACGGGGAGACGCATAAGCCGTTGCGAGAGGCCACGGACGAAGAACTTGTTAACTGTGAGCAGCAGTTTCGCCAGGAGCTGCTGGGGGCTACGCAGGTCATTAATCAAATTACCCAAAGGAGCGACGCCGTGAAACAGTTAATCGCCGTCATACTGTTTGAGCGCGAGCGCCGGGCTAAAACCATTCGCCTCGCGCGTTAATGCGCGCCGAGGTGCTGTTGTCGATGGCCGCGGCGCAGGGTATTGACCTGCGGGCGATGTCGGGGCAGAAGTCCGGGCGGTTTACCCCCCGTAAGGATACTAAAACTCATATGCACCGCGGGGTGAAGTGTACCGTGTTGCAGGAGGTGGTGACTAATAAAGCTAAAGGGACGGGGGAGCGCAGCACATTGCGGCCACAGTGGACGACGGCTGAAATTGGCATGGCGGCGATGGGGGTACCTAAAATAGAGTTCATGGCGGCGCTGTTTGCCTTTGCGGGAGACCACAGCCAGTATTGGGATATACATGCGGCGCTGGTGAAGGAGGCGGAGCGCTTAAGCGCTGAGCGGCACTGGCCGGTGGAAGTGATAGACGTGTACGGCATTGGCCGGCCGTATTTAAAGCACTTGGCGCTACTCGTGTTATTCCAGGACGCGTACCCCACGTTGTTTGAGGTGTGCCCGGAGATATCTGGGATCTACCTGGGAGTGAAAGAAAAAACGTGGAGCAAGCACATGGTTTCTCGTTACCTGGAATTGCAGTCGATTTGGCTTGGTTGGCTCAGCAATGCAGCGCGCACGATGCAGCCGCGGTTAGAGTCGGAGTTGGCGTAAGTAGTTGAAGGGGTTAAGAAAAACAAAGCGCGGTGAGAGTAGGCGCTTGACTTGGCGAAGTTAAAAAAGCAGTATTTCGTCCCTGGCGCCCTGCGCCCGTTGTATTTACAACCTTTTCCCCGTAGCGCCGTGCTCCCCCAGCATCGGCGCTGATTCGCCCGGTCAACGTCCGGGCTTTTTGTTCCAAACAATCAACAATCCGACTACAGTAGGGTGAAGTAGACAGTTATCAAATTATGGACGCAGCTGCAGCAGAAACTTCCGCACAAAAAACTGTGAAGCGGGTTCATGTAGGCCGGGTTGCGGGCACGCCGAATAAGACGACAGGGCTTGCGAAGAAAGCGATCGTTGCTTTTCTTGAACACAACGCGCCTAAAGTTCAGTCACTTTTCAATCGTGTCGCGAAAGAAAACCCCGCCCGCGCGCTGGAGCTTTACGACAAGTTCGCCGAGTACGTCCTCCCGAAGCTGACGCGCACGACTCTGGTCGGCGACCCGGACGCGCCGCTGCAGGTGCCGATGATCTCCATATCGTTCCCGCAGGGCGGCCCCGGACAGGCGAAGCGCGCGCAGCAGCCGCCGCTGGAGCACGCGGCGGAGGACGCTCAACTGCTGAGCGCCCCGGTGGCCTCGACGTCATCGGACCCCGACGCTTGACCGTGTCGCCCTACGCCTCCGCAGACGCCCGCGAGCGGGTGCGCGCCGTGCAGCGCATGACGAACGCGGAGCGCATTGCTGCCGGCATGCGGCCGAAGGGTCCTGCCCCCTCACCGGCGGAGCGGCTCGCGGACTACCGCAGGCTGACGAACGTCGAGCGCGTCGCGCGCGGCCTGAAGCCCGTCGGCCGGTCCCTCGCGCCGTGGCCCGTGATCACGCTGCCCGTCGCGCGGGGGTCCGCGCTGCCCAAGGCGGCGCCGGCCGTGTCGTTCGCGCTGACCGCTCAGGCGCAGTTCCGCGAGGACGTCTACGGCATGCTGAACAAGTGGGCCGCGCTGTTCGAGGCCGACAAGCGCGCGCTGCTGAATGTGAATGGCGGCCGCGGCGCATGAGCTGCTCCCGCCGAAGATGCGGGACCTGTTCTTCGCCCCCGGGGCGAACGGCGTAGCGGAGTACATCCCGAGCGACTACAAGATCGCCCACGGCGGCCGTGGCAGCGCGAAAAGTTGGGGCTTCGGCTCCACAGCCTGCGTGCTGGGGTCGCTGGGGCCGCTGCGGGTGATGTGCGTGCGCGAGACGCAGGTGTCGATCGCCGACTCCATCCACAAGCTCCTCGCCGTCCAGATCGACCGCCTGGGGCTGGGCGCCTACTACGACATCCAGCAGAAGGTGATCGTCGGCAAGCACGTGCCGAGCGAGTTCATCTTCGCGGGCATCAAGACCGACCCCGGGAAGATAAAGTCCGCGGAGGGCATTGACGTCTGCCTAGTGGAGGAGGCGGAGAAGATCTCCGAGCAGAGCTGGTCGTACCTCATCCCCACCATCCGCGACGCGGGGGCGGAGATCTGGGTGGCGTTCAACCCCCGCAATCGCGAGGATCCGACCTCGCAGCGCTTCCTCGTCCGCCAGCCGCCCAACTCGCGCATCGTGCAGATGAACTGGTCGGACAACCCCTGGTTCCCAGAGCGGCTGGCGCGCGAGCGGCAGTACTCCCTTCAGCTCATCCGCGAGGCCAAGGACGACAACGAGCGCGTCGCCGCGCAGGCGGACTACGACCACATCTGGGAGGGCGCCTACCAGCGTGCGACGGAGGCCGCGGTGTTCCGCCGCCGAGTGGTGGTGGATGCGTTCGAGCCGAATGAGAACACGCGGTTCTACTTTGGAGCTGACTGGGGCTTCGCCAACGACCCCACCGTGCTGGTTTGCTTCTGGATCGAGGGTGAGGAGCTGTTCATCTACAAGGAAGCCTACGGCTACCGGGTGGAGATTGATGAGACGCCCGCGCTGTTCGACACGATCGAAGGCTCGCGCCGCTGGCCCATACGGGCGGACTGCGCGCGGCCGGAGACGATCAGCTACATGGCGCGCCAGGGCTTCAACATCTCCGCGGCGGAGAAGTGGCCGGGCTCGGTGGAGGACGGCATCGCGCACGTGAAGGCCTTCAAGCTCATCCACATCCACGAGGCCCACTGCCCGAAGATGCAGGAGGAGGCGCGGCTCTACTCCTACAAGGAGGACCGCGTCACGGGCGACGTGCTCCCGCTGCTCAAGCCCGGCTACGACCACGGGTGGGACTCGGTGCGCTACGGGCTCGACGGCGTGATCCAGCGCCGCGGGATCGCGGGGCTCTGGGCGCGGCTGGCTGAAAGATAGTTGAGAAGCGAAGCCCCCGACCGCTGAAACGGTCGAAGGCTTCTAACCGTAACAACCTGGTTGAGAGGTCGCTGTGGCTAGAAAAATTATCTCTCGCGCTGAAGCGCGAAAGCAAGGACTGAAGAAATATTTTACGGGTGTGCCCTGTAAGCATGGGCATATTGCCGCCCGTACGTTGCAAACCTGTAATTGCACCAAGTGTATTTCACTGTATCAAAGAAAATGTGCTCAAGAGCGCTTTGCAAAGAAACGAATTGCAAAATTAGTTGCCCGCGAAGCCCATGATAAAGAAATGCGTGAAAAGCTTGGTGATCTTTATATGCCACGCCGCGAAGCTATAAGACTTGGACTGCGTTATTTTTACGATGGTCGTTTGTGCTTGCGTGGGCACGCGTCTCGTCGCGCAACGAGTAATCGCGAATGTATTGCTTGTAAGCACGTGCAGACCGCTGCGTGGAAAAAGAAACATCGCGGAAAGAATGCGCATTTGCGCAACAACGGGCAAGGGCCTATGCCTGGTTCTGGCGCTTCGTGGGGTACTTTGGAACATGCTCTTGCAACGCAGCGTGCGATTCAACATAACCGTCGAGCGCTGTTGCGGCAGAGCGGGTACAAAGTGACCGGTGCTGATATTCTGGAATTTCTGAAAGCGCAAGAAAATACCTGTCGAGCTTGTCCTGCTGATTTGCGTGTTGTTGGTTATCATGTGGACCATAAACAGGCGCTTTTGCGTGGAGGCAGCAACGAAAAGGGGAACTTGCAATTGCTTTGTCCTTCCTGTAATTCCACCAAGCGAGCTATGACGATGGAGGAATTCATGGAGTACAGAAAAAGATTGAGCGAGGCTGCGTGAGCAAGCGTTCGCGTCCTTCCACCACTGCTGCGACGCCGCCGCAGGCCGCTTCGTCTGTCAAGGGCAATGGACCGATCTCAGGTTTGCGAACGGAAGACGTTGCCTTGGCTAAAGATGCTGTGGCTCGGTTGCGAACCGTAGATTCGTTTCAGAACTTCATGTCACGAGTTGGGATCGGGACAGGGAATCAAAGTTCTGGCAGCAGTTATGGCTTCAACCCTGTCAGCCGCAATCGGCTGTTGATGGAGTTTACATATCGCGGATCATGGGTCGCGGGCGTCGCCGTCGATGCGGTCGCGGAGGACATGACGCGCGAGGGCGTGGAGGTGCACTCTGATGACTCCCCCGACGACCTCGCCGCGCTGGACAAAGAAGCGCATCGGCTGCAGCTCTGGAGGAAGCTCTGCCAGGCGATAAAGTGGGCGCGGCTCTACGGTGGCGCGCTCGCGTTCTTGATGATCGACGGGCAGAAGCCCGACACCCCCCTGAAGCTCGACGCGCTGCGCAAGGGCCAGTTCCGCGGCATCATGCCGCTGGACCGGTGGATGACGCAGCCGTCGCTCAACGACCTCGTCTCCGACATGGGGCCGGACTTCGGCAAGCCGAAGTTCTACCAGACCGTGTCGGACTCCATGGCGGGCCTCCCGCTGCTCAACATCCACCACTCGCGCGTGATCCGCATCGAGGGCGTTGAGCTACCCTTCTGGCAGGCGATCTCGGAGAACCTCTGGGGACAGTCCGTACTGGAGCGGCTCTGGGACCGCCTCATCGCGTTCGACTCCGTCACGAGTGGCGCCGGGCAGCTGGTCTACAAGGCGCACCTGCGGACCTACTCCGTGGAGGGGCTGCGGGAAATAATTGGGATGGGCGGCAAGGCCATGGACGGGCTGCTGCAGCAGATCGCGATGATCCGCACCTTTCAGACCAACGAGGGCATGACCCTCATGGACGCGAAGGACAAGTTCGAGCCGCACGCGTACACGTTCGCGGGGCTGGCGGAGATGATGCAGGAGTTCGCCCAGCAGATCTCCGGCGCGCTGCAGATCCCCATGGTGCGGCTGCTGGGCCAGTCCCCCGCGGGCTTCAGTAACGGCGACGCCGACCTGCACAGCTACTTCGACGGCATCAAGCAGCAACAGGAAAACAAGCTCCGCGCCGGGGTCGAGACGCTCTACCGCGTCCTCTACGTCAGCAAGTTCGGCAAGGAGCCCGGGGAGACGTTCGACATCCAGTTCCGCCCGCTGTTCCAGATCGACGAGGAGAAGCGCGCGAACATCACCACCGCGGAGACCGCCGCCGTGGTGGGCGCGTTCGAGTCCCAGATCATCGACAAGCCCACCGCGCTGAAGGAGCTGCGGCAGTCGTCGAAGATCACCGGCATGTGGTCCAACATCACCGACGACATGATCGGCGACGCCGAGGACGAGGCGGAGGAGCTGGCCAACGCGCCCACGCCGGGCTCATTAGGATTAGACCCCGCGGACCCGAACGCGCCTCCCGCGCCGGGCGAGGGAGGAGAGAAGGTGCAAGGTTCGGAGGGCGGAGACGAAAGCTCCGCAGCCCATCAAAAGTTCTCGCTCGACGCTGCCCCGTTCAAAGAAGACCTGCATCCGCGTGCACAGGGCGGGAAGTTCGGCGAAAAAGGCGAGAAGCCCACGCCGAAAGGATCGGCCCCCGGTGCGGCACAACCGGCCGCCGTGGCGACTAAAGCTCCGGCTGAGTTCGTGTCCAAATACCTGAAAGGCAAGACGACTAAACAGATCACCGAGCACCTCGGGCAGCAATCGACGGAGAAGCTGCACACGGCGCTGCACATGATCGCGGCGGCGAAGGACGACAGTGCCGAGGCGCAGAAGGTGAAAGATTTAATCCTGGAGGAGTTAGCTGACCGGCAGCAAGGCTCCATCAGCAAAGGGCTGCAGGAAAAAGGCGACCGCGAAAAGGCCGCCAAGCACGACGACAATTACAAGCGCCTCATGGAAGCAAACAAGAGCGATAAGGCCGCGCTGGTCGAGAAAATGGAGCCGGAGGAGGCGCAGTCGCATTTGGCGCGTTTGAACGCGGCGCCCGGCGATGATCCTACGGCGCGTAAGGCGCTAGAAGCGAAGGCGGCCGAGGGCTCAGAAAAAAAAAATAGCTCCACCGGAGAAGTAAAGACCGGGCGCGCAAAGGTAGCTAATTTGTCCGAGGCTCCTGCGGCTGCCGCAAAGGTTGGCGCCCTTACGGTGCGGAAGGAAGTTCCGAACACCGGCTCGATTGCTTCGACTTTTGACGACTACACGGTTGAAAAAGGTATCCGCGAAGTTCCGATGTCCGAGTTCCCGGGCGCTGATCCTGCGAAGATGTTTTATAGCAAAAGCGATCGCGACCGGGTGCGGGATTTAGCAGCGCAGATTAAAGAAAGCGGTGAGATCTCGCCATTGATAGTTGTGAACGATACTAAGGGCGGCGCCTACGTGTTGGAAGGTGGGCACCGTTTGGCTGCGCTGCATTCGCTTGGTGTGAAGAGCGTTCCGGCGATGGTGGTGACGCCGGGCGAAGATGAGATGAGCGAGGACTGAGGCGTGCGCCCTGCCCCGCCGCCCGTGCCGACGGTCCACCCGTTCAACGCCCGCTTCCTCCCCGCGCTGACGCTGGATCGCAAGCGCCGCCCC